TTTTGCTAGAGGCCATACTTTATCTACCTCTTCTTTACTGAACTGTATTAGTTTGGTTGTCATTTACTAAATCATAAACTCGTTTTAATTTTTTTTGTTGATCATAAAAATAATCAGCTCCAGCTTTTCTCATACTCTTATAACTTTTAGGATCTCCTCCTGATAAGATACCTGCACCTAATACTGCATCTGCACGTGACACAAACTCACCATCAGCTAATTGAGCTAGCATAGTGTCTTCATCTTTATCACCGTTACCTGCACCATCTTCTACATAACCTTCTGCTCTTACATAATTATTATAATCGTTTTCGTTATGATCTGTTTTTGATGGTAAATAATTTACACCACCTTTATTAAATTTTGGTATGACTGTAGCTAGTCCACCTTGATTTGCATAAAACATATTATCTCCATAAGTTTCATCCATTGTAGGTCTTGCCTCTTCATTTGATACTGGAACAAAAGAACCTTCTAATTTAGCAGCTTGTTCTTCATATGCTTTCTTATAATCTTCTTCTGTATAACCTGGTATTGTACCGTCACCTTCTTCATCAGCTAGTAATGGTATAACACTAGAAGCTAACATTGCTGTTTGAATTGGATTTTTTTTTGCTTTACCTAACAAGTTAGATACGATTCCTTTTTTAGCACCTTCTGTTCCTGCACCAATTACTGATTTAGATAGTGGTGAACTTTTTGCTATTTGTGTTACTACTTCTGGATTCATAAATTGTTTACCATAAGTAGCAGATTGAGGTATTGCTTTTAAACCAACATCACCATAAGTTTTTCCCATTCCTAAAAAAGATTGAGCACTTGATAGTGGAGCACCTGTAAATGTTGATCCTCCTACTCCTGCAGCTCCTAAGGCATAGGCTCCTCCACCTAATATAGCGGCATCTCTCAATGCTCTCTTTGTTGATTTACCTCGAAGTTTTTGTACGCCAAATGTGGCTAGTGCTAATGTAAATGGATCCAGAGTCTAATTAATTAATTAAGACAATATTACCATTTTACTTGCTAGGTTTCAACTCATCAGCAAAACGTCCTTCATACTGATGCTCTCCGATATGGACTATACTGTCAGTAATATAAGCATAACATTTACCGCCTATATCTTTCCATCGTTGGCAAAAAGAAAAATCTTCTCCCATATATGTTTTAGTTATTGGGTCGTGGAGCGTATCAAAAAAATTCCATAAATTAGGTCTATTAACATACTCACCATTAATTACTGTTTTTTGTATAATATTTTTATCAGGATAAGCTTTAATCATTTTGTCAAATACAGATCTTTTAATCATCATACATCCCGTAGGGCTATGAGTCACTTCAATTACACCATTATCAACTGATATGTCGTCATTCTTTTCAACTTTCATTGGATAAGTATTAAATGCTTTTTTTAAATCATTAGTTGTTTTAATAAGTCCCTTTTCTATTTTATGTAAAGCTTTATCCCACATAATTGTTTTTAATGGATATGGAATTGATATAAGTTCTTTATCTCTTTTAATCATCTCGATTATTGAACTTGAATCAAAATAAATGTCAGAATCAATAAATAACATATGAGTGTAATTAGATTCTAAAAAACCAGCCACACATAAGTTTCTACCTTGTGTAACTAACGATGATTTAATTAATGAAAATGTAACTTTTATTTTATGTTTAAAACAAATTTGTTGTAGCTCTAATAAAGCTTGTGTGTAATGAATAGAGCATTCACTATGTACAGGTGTTGCAACAAACAATGATACACTAGACTCATTAGTATTTTTTTTCCACATAGGTGTAACTGCTCTTAAAGCTTGTTCTGAATTAACCTTAACTTCTTTTAATGTTTGATAAGTATCTTTATTTATTGTTTCTTTCACTAAGGGCTCCTTTCAAAAAACTTGTCCATTCCATTCCTTTTTTATTCCAATTATAAAATCGTTTGTAAAACTTTTGTTGTTCTTCTAAGTGTTCTTGTATAAAACCTTCATGCAAATATTTAGCCGCAGTGTTGATAGCCTCTCCTGTAGCTATAGCCATTGTTTCATAATTATTTGTGTAATTTACATACACAGGCCATTCCGCACATGTTTCATATAACGCTCCAAAGTTATTTGTAATTACATGAACTCCAGAAGCTAATGCCTCTAAAGCTGAAGCACAAGAAGTCTCTTCAAATATCGATGGGTAAACAAACATATCGTAATTAGGCATCATCTCTCTGATATATTCATTTGGTTTAAAACCAATGTAATTTACATTAGATAACTTTTCTGCTTGTTCATACAAAGGTTTGAATTGATCATCATGGTTTTTTTTAAATTCGTCACCATAGACTTGTGATGAACTATAAACATCTAGTATAATATTGGGGTCTTTTACTTCCTGCATTGCACGTAATAATACGTTTAAACCTCTCCAAGGTGTGCAGTGATGAATTAACTTTATAGGTTCACCTTTTTTATAAATTTTTCTTATTGGAAAATTATCTATACCATTTTTTATAACAATACTTCTTTCAGAAGGTATATCAAAAAAGTATCTAAACTTTTCATAGTTCCAATTACTATTAAATACATACCAATCATAATCATTATGTCTGGCTTTATCTCTAAAAAAAGCTTGTAGGTTTCCTTGATCCCAAGAATTTTTTTGCCAAAGTATATTTAATTTATTTGGATCTATTGGAACTTTACCAGGTATGGATGTACAGATTTGAACTTGATCTAATAATTCTTTTGAAACATGCTTATAAAGCATTTCCATTTGTAACTCTGTAGCACCACGGGGTTGCATTATTTTTTAGTTAATGCTCCCATAGTAACTTTAGTAACTTTAATTTCAAGGTCTTGTCTAAAGTCATCCACAGTAGTATCAGTATTGGGATCAGCAACATCAGCATTAAAATCATCTTTGCTAGCATATATTTTTCCTGTTCTCTTATGCTTGACAATTTCGGTTGCTGTTGCAGGTATTTTAATTGTATCACTCATTTTTGCCTCCTTCCTTGTCTATTATATTTTTTATTATTTTGCAACTTCTTTTTTTTATTTGGATTCTTACAATGTCTTCGAGGCCTTTTTTTAGGTTTATCTCTTGGTACGAAATGCGTAAATTTTTGTTTAGCCATTTTCTTGTGATCTGTCTATTTGTGCATAACTAATAATACCTTGTATTTCTCCACCAGTTCCTGCCGTCATTTTTAAAACATCTCCTTCTTCTAAAATTAAAGTTTTATCTATAATATTATCAACTGTATTTGCTGCAACAGCTTTTCTAGAAATTGCAAAAGTAGTTGAAGCTGAACTATCTGTAACTTGCACTGATAAATTAACTGGACTTGCAGAACTATTATCTACTTGTATTTGTTTAATTAAACATCTAGCAGAAGTTGGAGAAGTAAGAACGGATACTGTGCCTGTCCCTGATAAATTTATACCAGCATTTTTATATTGTATTGTCATGATAAAAAGTAATTAAATGTATCTTGTTCATTTTTTAATTCTTGTTGATAAGAAGTATTTAACTTATCTTTTAGTGTTTGTAAAGATTGTGCTATTTGTCTTTGATTTTCCTCAGTGTATTGTGATGTAGGTTCTGGAATTATTATATTAACCCTAGCCATTATCTCATTCCATCAGGTTGTATATCTGCTCTAAATGTACCGTATCTCCAATTTTGATCGGTCGATGTATTAGAAACTTTTATACTTGCAAATCTTGATCTTGCTCTAGTATTAACTTTATCGGTAGAGCTTGTAACAGTGAAAGGTCCGAGAGGCGAGGATGTAGAAGCATCATTAGGATACCTTCTTAAATTAATTGTTATCTGTGCGTCACCAGTAAGTAATTTAAAATCAGGTATAAATCTTCTTATACTCATAAACATTTGACCTTCACCCAAATCAAAATCACCAGATTCTATAAATGCTATAATAGCTGTTTTATTACCTGTAGAATCTACTTCATTATTTCCTATTTCATGAGCATAGTAAGTTGTTGCTCCATTAATATTTGTTACTCCTTGCACCGTTGGAAAAGTCGGTATACCTGTTTCGTTAAATTCTGTAGCATATGGATCTGAATACAAAGTTGAATCATGCCAAGAAGTTCTTGCTAAAGATCCAGTTGTCCAAGTATTTTCTGTGTAATTATAAGTTACTACTCTATCAATTTCGTTAGAACCATTTTTAGGATAAAACCAACTAACCTCTTCATATAAATGATTTAAGCCAGCATAAATTTGTTCACCTGAATTATAATTTATTCCTAAATTATCACCTTTATTAGTAAAAACAAAATCTTCTACTAAACATGGAACTGATTTAACTGTACCATCATACACAAAAAACCCTCCTGCTTGGCCCATCCACCATACTCTACCATTAACATATTTGATAGCATGTTGACCAATTAGTCCACAGTTACTTCCAACTTGCCTTATAGAAAAAGTAAAAGGAGGACCAACAAATTGCATTACGTAAGCAGAGGTATCTGTAACTATTAAAATATAATCTTTAGCTTTTGCTGCACCTACTATTTTTACACCAGAATCTAATCTAAATGTGCCTGCAGTATTTACAGAAGTTGGTTGATAATCTGATAAATTTTCTTGATCACTAAATCTAATAAACATTGGATCTTGACTAGAAGGAGTTCCAATAGTTGTTTCAGTTCCAAGAACAATTAAATGTCTATCTCTTTCAGATACAATTGACATAACTGATTTTGTTGGTGCATTAGCAACTGCGGTTGCTCTTGTAGTTAATGCATTAACATTTGAATTTATAGGATCCCATTCAAAAATTTTTCCATTTTTTACTGTCGCAACTAATTTTTGTCCAAAGTGATCTAATGACCAATTAGAAGATTCTAAAACCACAGATGTACTTAAACTATCTTCTCCCCATGCAGTAAAGACTTCAATCGATGCGCTACTAGAATGAGCCGATCTTGTTCCTGCAACAGCTCTTGTTATACCCGTCAAGGTAGTTGTTGTAATTCCAGTATAAGAAATAAATTCTGCTCCTACTTTTATTGTGCCTGTTGTTGGAAAGTTGGTGGTCGCAACAACTGTTATAGATGTTCCTGATCCTCCTGTACCTGCGGTATCGTCTGAAAGTGAGCCATTTAATGTAGAAGTAATTCCAGAGGACCCTCCCCATGAAGATGTTCCCCAACCAAAACCTGCAGTTTGATTAAGTGGACCAAGTTTAATATAAGGATTTATTGTAGCAGCACCACTTGTAGAAACAGAAGTTCCAGCGTTTGTAGCCATCGTAATAGTAAAAGTATCAATGGAAGGTGTGGATATAACTTGAAAAGTATTATCTGTAAAATTTGCTGCTGAGTAACCTGCACCTGTTGGTGGAGTCACTGAAGTAAAAGTAAATAAATCTCCAACAGATAATTCATGTAATGCTTTATTAACTGTTACAATAGGAGAAGTATTTACTGTAGTAAAAGTTGCTCCAGTAATTGCAGTCTCTAACGGGGTAATATCAAAAAAAGAACCCTCGTAATAAATTACTAATACCTTACTGGTTCCTAAAGCAACATAACGTCTTGAATCTAAATCAGCGTAAACTAATTGTTCTCTTACTGAGCCAACTAAGGTTGAACTTGTGATTTGTTCCCAACCACCAATTTTTTCAGGTAGTCCGTATCTAAACCTTACAAAATCACCATCAGTCCATTGGCCTTCAGCTCCTGTTTCAGTTACTTGTTTATTAAACCCTGGGGCTATTTGTACATTTGTTAATGGCATAAAGCTATTATACACTAAAAAAATTAATCTATAAACATAGTCTATTTGTGTAGTATTAAATTCCAACTTAGATTATTTAATAATTCTTCTATGTTAAAGTCTCTTTTTTCTTTAGATTCTATATATTCATGAAGTTCTTGAGTATCAAATATAATCCAATGATTTATAGCTTCAAATACTATCTTATCTGACTTTGTCTTAAAGTGACCTATTTTCTCTGACCTATTATTGTCTACAACCTTCAGGGGTCTAATATCAAATTTAAATGGTTGATTTCCACCTTTAAGTCTTCCCTCTACATCCCAGAACTCGTTCTCTTTTTCTTTATTTGTAGCAAAAATAGGGTCTACAATATTAGTTATAAAAGATTTCATTTATTTGACATTATTTTTTAAAAATAATACATATGTATTATGAACAAGAATATGAGTTATTCATACACTTTAAAAGAAGTACCGTATACAACATTAACTAAAATACATGATTTTATTTTTGATGATGAAATAGCATTAAAGTATTTTGAAAAAAAAATTAGAGATAATGTAGGACCTAATGATTATTTAACAAATGTTAAAGGTCAAATGACATCATGGCGTTTATTTTTAAAAGATCCAGAATTTGAACTTTTTATAACAGAAGTTTTTTATCCTACTATTTTTAAACATAAAGGCGTATTAATGGGACACAAAGAAGAAGAAATACTTATTAAAGATGCTTGGGGAAATATATTAAAAAAAGGAGGTAGTGTTGAAAGACATCACCACAGAGATTCATATTATAGCACAGTAATATATTTTGATAATGTTGCACCATTACAAACAGATATTGGTACCATTGAAACTTGTAGGGGTAAAGTAATAACCCTAGATGGTTTTTTACACCATTGGGTAAACCCGATTTCTGAAGAAAGAATAAATTTAGTTTTTAACTGGAGTAGTAAAATTGGTAAAAACAATAGATAACTTTTTAAGTAAAGATTTATACTTACAAATGAAAGAAACCTTTTTAGGTGAAAACATTCCTTGGTTTTTAAAAAAAGGAACAGTTGATAATGAAGCAAAAGATATTGTTTGGTTTTCTCATTGTATCTATAATGAATTTAAACCAGATAGTAACTTGTTTGCTTTATTTCCAGAATTTATTAAAAAACTTAATATAGGTTCAATTATACAAATTAGATTAAACTTATCTTTTAAAACAAGTAAAAATTTTAAAACTGTATGGCACACAGACTATAATTACAAAAATAATAAAACGGCTATCTTTTATTTTAACACTGATACAACAGGAACAATTTTTAAAATTAAAGATAAAGAAAAATTAATTAAAGCAAAAGAAAACAGAGTAGTTATTTTTGATGGTAATGTTAATCACTGTGCTTACTTAAATAATAAATCAGATAAAAGAGTTGTAATCAATTTTAATTATTATGAAAAAAATTAAAGATATTGTTATTGTAGGAGGAGGGTCTTCTGGTTGGTTAGCAGCAGCTTACCTTAGTTGGAATTTTAAAAATTTTAATATAACTATTATTGACAAAGAGATTGGAACACCTGTTGGAGTCGGTGAAGCAACCGTCCTAAACTTTGCTCCTTTCTTATCTAGTTGTGGTTTTTTAAAAGAAGAATGGTTTCCTGAAATGGATGCAACAGAAAAGTTAGGAATAGAGTTTGTAAATTGGATAGATAAAAACAAAAATGTCTATCACCCTTTTTTTAATGATCAAACTACTTGTAAAGATTATAAAGAAGCCATGTTAACTAGATTCAAAGATTTATCTAATGTAGCTTATCATGTTAATTGTGGAAAGTTAGTTTTGTTTATACAGAAAAAATTAAAAGACAAAGTTAAATTTAAAAAAATAGATGTAAGTAAAGTTGTCCACAATGATAGTGGAATAGAACACTTAATATTAAAAAATAAAGAAAAAATAAAAGCAGATCTATATATCGACTGTACTGGTTTTAATTCTATTCTAAAAGATAAAACAGAAAAAATAATGTTAAGAGATAGATTGATTTGCGATACAGCTGTTGCTGGTCAAATCCAATATAAAAATTTAGAGAAAGAAAAAGTACCTTATACAAAATGTGAAGCTGTAGATGAAGGTTGGATATGGTCTATTCCTGTTGCTTCACGTATTGGTTCTGGATTTATATTTAACAAACAAATAACAGATATAGAAGATGCAAAAGATTTTTTTGTAAAACATTGGGACAATAGAATTAAAAAAGAAGATTTAAAAACAATAGATTGGACACCTTACTACGATAAAAAAATATGGAATAAGAATGTTGTGTCTGTTGGATTGTCCGCAGGTTTTATTGAACCATTAGAAAGCACAGGATTAATGCTAGCTATGGAAGGTATCTATTCTTTATGTAAAAGAATCTACAAACATTCTTACAGTGAAAATGATGTAGATTATTACAACAACCATATGAAAATGTTTTATGAAAATAGTATTGATTTTGTAAGCATGCATTATTTAGTTTCTAAAAGAAAAGGTATTTTTTGGGAAAAAGGCAGACAACTAAAACCTTCTGGAAGATTTAATTTATTTAAAAAGGATACACTTAACAAAAATTATAATGAACTAAATGAAACAGTTTTATTTAATGACACAGATTCTTTTGTTTCTAGTAGTTGGTTTTGTTGGTTGAAACAAACTCTATGATAATTCAACCTATATTTAGTAATTTTTTTTGTAAAACAAAAATAGATCTAGATCATTTTTCAATATTAAAAGAATTAAAAAAAGTTAAATACAGGGCTGTAGAAGATGAGACTAAAACCTATATGTCTAAAAATATTAAACTATTAAATACTTTAACAAAAGGTAAACAATTAAAAAAAATTATAAATAATCAAGTAGCTAAACTTATTAATGAACTTGGATATAATGTTAAACATCAATTAGTAAATTCTTGGTCAACTAAAACACCCGCAAATACTCAAGGGCAATATCACCTACACAATAACTTTTGGTTATCGGCTGTTTATTATCCACACGGAAATTATTTAGATGATTATAAAATACAGTTTAAATCAGATAGATTAAACTTTACTCATTTTGATATACCCATAAAAAATCATAATTTAATTAACTCAAGCACTTGGGAGGTTAAAGTAGAAGAAGGTAGTTTAATTATATTTCCTGCTTTACTTGTTCATAAAATTAAAAAAAATACATCTAAACAAGATAGGTATTCTATAGCAATAAATTTTTTACCTTTAGGTAAAATAGGTGCTAGTGATGGATACATGGAATATAAAAAAATATGAAACAAATAAAACTTCCAAAACACAGCTTTATGATTGCAGCTTATATTGATTTAAAATTATGTGATGACATAATTAAATATCATAAAACTTTTAGACACAGAGCATATACGGGAACAGTTGGAGATTCAAAAAATGCTTTTGTTGATGTAAAAATTAAACAAAGCTTAGATTTACATTTAAATAAAAATAACTTTTTATTTGCTGAATATAATAAAGAATTAGATAAGGTTTTGTGTTTGTTTGAAAAAAAATATAAATATTCTAAAAATTTACACACATATAGTAATACTCAAGAAAATACTAATATACAATATTACAAACCTGGTGGAGGATTTAAAAATTGGCATTGTGAAAGAATGGGAACTTCTACATCAAAAAGACAATTTGTGTTTATGACATATCTTAATGATGTTCCAAAAGGAGGAACAGAATTTTATTATTTTCCAGAATTAAATATACAAGCTAAAAAAGGACTTACTCTCATTTGGCCTTCTGATTGGACACATACACACAAAGGTGTAGTTTCTAAAACTCATGAAAAATATATTGTTACCGGTTGGTTTAATTTTTATTAAATATCTTTCCAAGTAGAATTACTTGGGTCCCAATAAGTTGAAGTAATAGGAGTATCTGCATTTGCTAGTCCCTCCCACCTAGTATTAGCTTCAATCCATTTGATTGCTCCATTTGATCCTTTGTCTGGTTTAGCAACAGGTGGTTGCCAAGCAAAATTAACATCTAGTGTCCATGAAGCATAAGGTTGAGGCGAATAAAAAGTATTTGAATTAGAATCGTAATTATACCCTATAGATACACCCTTTTCACAATCAAGATAATTTGAAGCTGCGGCATCTATTAAATTTTTACAGTGATCAATTCCTAAATTGTAATCTTCATCAGAAAATCTAGTTACATCAACTACAATGTTGCCATCTACCTTTGCTAAATATTTAGTCATTATTGAAATATATACCTTATAATTACTCTACCATCCCCGCCTTGGCCGCCAGTAGAATCACAAGCTCCTCCACCTCCGCCACCAATTCCGTCTGTTCCAGATTGTCCAGCGCCACCTAAATTTTGTCCACCTTGTCCGCCACCGCCAGATCCACCTTGACCTTTAGTTCCGCCCCAAGAAGATCCACCGCCACCACCAGCGTATGTGACTGATGATCCTGTAATACTGCTTGCAAAACCTTGACCACCTTGACCACCTTGGTTTGAACCACCATTATTTCCTTGGTTACCAGCGCCTCCTCCAGCTCCAGCTCCTTGGTTTCCAGCATTTGCATTATTACCATTATTACCACGGCCTGTTCCACCTGTATTGGTTTGGTCAGAGCTACCACCATTTGGATTAGCTCCTCCACCGCCTCCACCGCCAGATCCACCTGCACGTCCTGCAGCGTTAGTTCCTCCACCGCCACCGCCTCCTGAAGCAGTCACAGTTGTGTTTCCTGAGAAAACTGAATTATTACCATCTGATCCAGGTTGGTCACCACTTCTTCCAGATCCACCTGATCCAATATTTACTGCATAATTACCAGTACCACTTAAAGTTTGACTTCCATCAATAACACCTGCAGCTCCGCCTCCACCACCTTCGGGTCCAGCGTCTCCTCCACCAGCTCCTCCAGCAACTAATAAATATTCAACGTCTGCATCTGTTCCTAAAGCTTGAACACCAAACTGTCCACTGTTATTAAAAGTATGAATTTTGTAATTTCCAGATGTTGTTATACTTCCACCAGTAGCATTCGTAAAAGTTAAATTAGAAGATCCTCTAAAGACACCCATAGCAATAGTACCTGAAGTTGGAATAGGTCCGTTAGGAGCAGGAGCAGCATTTGGAACATTAGCCCCACCCTTATAATACTCTGACATTGAAATAGGGTTGCTTCCCCCAAATTCAGTTTGAATTTCTGAAAGTTTTAAATTAGTATTTCCTAGTGCCATTACTTATTCTCCTTATTACTTAAAACTTCTATTTTATCATTTAAAACTTTCACTGCTTCAATTAATAAGCAAGTAAGTCTATCATATTTTACAGCTTTAACTCCATCTTGTCTTTGAGCAACTGCTTCAGGTAATACTTTTTCTACCTCTTGAGCAATAACACCAACGTCTTTTTTTCTAACAAAATAACCATCTTCACCACCTCTTTGATCAATGTAATCTTTTTTCCAATCAAACAACACTCCATTTAATTTTTTTAAAGACTCTAATGGGTTAGGTATATTTATTATATTTTCTTTCAAAGCAACATCTGAAGAAAAAAAAGCTGTCACATCGTTTGTGGCTCTTATTTCTCCTGTAGTTCCTGAGGGAGTAGTTCCTACTCCAAATGAATCAAATTGAACATCATTAGCTGTATCTAAAGCTAAAGAAGCTCTTGCTGTTGCTCCTGATTCTACAATAAAATTAGAACCATTTCCTATAATAAAATTTCCATCTGCTACAGCTAGATTAGATAAATCTTGCAATTGAGCTGTGTTATTAATAACTTCAATAATATTTGTTCCATCAGCGTAAAGTATCGCTCGAGTCTTTTCTGTTGCGCTAAAAGTAAAACCTGATCCAGAAACTGTTTTAAAAGTTACTGTATGAGATCCAGAGGTTGCATTTTCTACAATGTAACTTTTTTCAATTGAGTTTGGAATTGTAACATTAATATTACCTGTTATAGTACCTGATAATTTTATAATAGCATTTCGTGCATTAGATATTGTTGCATCGGTCATAGCTAGTGTTGTAGTACCCGTGCCATTTACAGTTACAGCTTGAAATCCTGCAATTGCTTGTTGTACTAAATTTAAATTTTGATTAGTTTTATCGCCCCACGTACCAGCGTTTTCCCCTGTTACCATTAACTCTAAACCTAAATCTGAAAAACTTGATGCCATATTTTAATTATATCCTTTTTAAGCTGCTAAATCAACTTCAGTCCAAATGTTGTTTACACCTGGATCTATTTCAGCCCATGCTATAATATTTGGAGACCCTGTGGTAGCTTGTAGCTCAATTCCTGTAACAGGAACAACAGCAAAATCAGTTGGTATTACTATACCTAATGATCCAGTCATTTGAATACCCGTAACATTTACAGGAGTATTAAGATCTATTGTTTCTTCACCCAGGCTTAATGTTATCTGTGTTCCTGTAACACTTACATTTGCATCTGCGGTAACACCCACACTACCTATCGATGTATTAAGTGTGTGTTCTGTTACAGCTATAGAAACATTTCCATTAGCAGAAACTGAAAAAGTTCCTAAAGTAGATTGTAATAAAAGACCTGAAACATTCGCACCTGTTGTTGCTTCAACTGTAACAATTGGTACTTCAACATTACTAAGAACTTGACTTGCAAATGGAGCTTGAGAAAAAGTTTTTAAAGTATCTTTTGTAAATTTTTTATTTGAAATAGATAATTCTAAACCTGTAATATCAACACCAATGTTTACAATTTCTTCGCCTATTGAACTTGTTAATTGGGAACCTGTTACATTAAAATTTACAGAAGATCCTGCAACAGCTCCTGCATTTGTAATTGTAGCTTGAGAACCAGTAACATTAACATTTGCGGTTGCAACTATTGTAGAATTGCCTGATGAAGTTGTAAGACTACTTCCTTGTGCATAAGCAATTACATCTGAACCATCTGATGCAAAAGGAGCTTGCGAAAATGAAGTAGTAGCAAAAGCCATTGTCTAGGCTCCTGATTTAAGTTCTTCTATTTCTTTTTTTAAATCTTTTACTGCTTCTATTAATAAAGCACATATTCTATCGTATTTAACTGCTTTTGTACCATCTTCTCTTGTTGCAACAATTTCAGGTAAAACTTCTTCAACATCTTGTGCTATAACACCAACTTCTTTTTCTTTTCCAAAGTGATCATATTTTTCTTGAGCTTCAGAAGTCCAATTGTAGTATACACCATTTAATTTAGAAACTTTATCCAAAGGATTTTCTATATTAAAAATATTTTCTTTAAGAGTTTTATCTGAACTTTGAAACGCTGTTATATCACCTGTTGCTGTTATAGCTCCCGCTATAACTAAAGTAGATCCATCAAAAGTCATGTTAGCTTCACCATTCATTGCATCAGCACCAGTAGCTGTAACAACTCTGTTGTTTGAGCCATTAGCTAAAAAGTCAGATACATCAACTGCTACTGCATCAGCAGAAACATCAATACCTGTACCCGCTATAACATTTAAAGTTACA